TAAGGGGCTGCATCAAGGTCATTGTTGTAACCATAGTTTGCAGAGTTATCACCATCAGACAAGGGAACAAAACGCTTGGCTTGCAAATCCTGCTGGCGGTAGTATTCATCCCAAATCATTCGGTAAGCGGCAACAGGAATAGGGGAAGCGGTAACGGCAGCACCTGAACCAGTTTGCGTAGTGGGATAACCCAAGTAATCAAAGACAGAACCCTCGGGAAGGTTAATACCATCGGACAGGTCAATGTAAGGGGCTTCGGTTTCAATCTCACTCTCAATTTCTCCAGTAATGAATTTTTCCCAATTGTTCCAAAGTAATCGGTTAGGAACGAAGAAAAACTCTGTTTTGACACGAACACGATGCATAACAGGGCTTACAAGTGGAGCGAAACGGAGCATAACATGAGGGGAAATACTAAAACGGTCACCGGGCAAAACCTCGATACAAGAAATGGGAATGAGTTCACCCATACTGAATGAAGTTTTGACATCATGCGAAAGGTCAAAGCGGTTAGTTGGCGGTTTTTTGACGGCGACGGAATTAAAGATGTTGTTTGCCATTTTTAGAGAATTGTTTTAAAAGAGGAGGGTAATACCCTCCTCGAGGTGAAGAAAATGTTTGAAATCAGAGGCGGATGCCTCCACGCGGAATGGTGTAGGTGCGAGAGAACCTACTGCGGCTCCGACGGCGTGACCGTCGGCGCGAACGAAATCGAGAACGAAACTTCATGTGGAAGAATTTAAAGGTGAAAAAATAGAGTGCCGGCCTAATACCGGATTACCACTCCTCAAGTAAGGCTAATTCGTGAAGCGTTTCAACACGGTCACGGACGTAAAACTGATTACACATTTCTCGACGGGTACAACGAGAGTAAACACCAAGAATAGCACGGAGATAGGAGATGCGCCATTTTTTTTCCATAATGTTATTTTTTGAAAAAGTTAATGATTGATTGCATATTGAAATCACGGCCAGATTCGCCGGAGTTTGACAAGAAACGAGCAACAAAACGAGACCAGAGCGGGTCATTAGGTTGAATTCCAGATTGGCGAAGGGCGATGTCCATTTCTTTTAGGATTCCTTCGCGTTCGAGCATGTAAATGTTTTCGCGGGTTTGGCGTATCTGCTCTTTTGTGTGTTCATTAGTAGTGCGAGCGTTTACGCGTTGTTGTTGCATTGTAAGCATACGCTCGGCGGCTTCCTTTATTGTACTTGCATTGAGGGCGGCTTCACGAGCATCACGATTTAAAGATATGTCAGTAGTTGTCTTAGTTTGACGAACGGCTTCCTTAAGGGCTTCGCCGGAGTATGCACGAAACTCGTTAGAGAAATCAAGGTCAAATTTAGTCTTTGCTGTGCCGGCTTCAAGCGAGCCTATCTGAGCACCTCGAAGTAAAGCGTCTTGCAAAATGACAGCATTCTGTGCTTTTAGGTTGTCTGTTTGAGCCTGTTTTATGTCAAGGTCAGCAAAAGTAGATAGAAGAGAAAGGCCAAGAGGGGCTACAGCGTTTCCCCACTCGGGAGTACGAAATTGTGGAGACTGTACATCGGGAGTAGAAATAGCAGAGGCAGAACCGGAATCTCCTCGGCCATAGATTAAATGAGGATTGAGGCCTGCTTCCTGAAAACGTTTCATCTGGGACTGGGGGCTGTTATATTCGTTCTGGAGATTCCAGAACTCGAGAGCATCCTGTTTTTGGAGAGAGTACATCTCGCGAGAAAATTTGCGAGATTTTCTATTTTGGTTGCCGGTAGAGTAGGCATTTATGGCAGCGGCTCCAATGTCGCCAGCAACGTTCAAGTATTGTGAATTATTATCAGGCATGGCTGAAAATTTTGGTAAAGGTGAACTTTATATTTGAAACTACCAAGGGGTAGTGTCAATGGGCAATAATACATCAAGTAATTATTGCCATTTGGGTTGCGATTTGAAGACGGTGGAGCGGCTGGGAATCGCCTCCTTGCTCTTTGTTACGCTACGCTCTCGCATCGGGAGTCGGCTATTCCAAGGCCGAACCACTCGCCTCCAAATCGCTTTAGCCAAGTGGTGTAAGCGCACTTAGCATTGCCCTCGGCGGGCGGCCAGGTTTATAAAGGTTATATTTATCTATTCACCATCCGGGGTTTTAGCAACGCCGGGAGTCTCTAATACAACATCAGGCGCTGCTTTTTGAGGGCGCGCGCGTTTGACTTGTTCGGCAAGGTCGGACTGCATTTCGCGAGCATATTCAAGGCGCTCGATTTCGGTGAGCCTCTCGTAGTTATCAGGTATGAGAGTATCGTCAGTATAAGTCGGCTGAAAAGTCTCGACCGACTGACCGCGAGTATATCGCTCTATAAGAGTGCGAAGCGAAAGCGTCTGTGAAGGTTGAGTAAGGGAAGGGAGTCCATTCCTTTCACCGATTGCATTTGCCAGTCTTTTAAAGCCAAATTCGGTATGGACAGCGGCATGGTTTGCCGCAGTAATAACACAATTTCTCATTGTCGTGAGTGTTTAGATTGATGGTAAAATCGTTGATGACGCACACGCTTTGAAGCGGAACGTACTTCTTCAAATGTTCTCTTGTCGCCCGACTGTGCGTGTCTTTCACGGGCGAGTGATTCAGAATCAATAGCAGCGAATTGGGCAATCTCTTGTTGCATAACAAGTTGGTCAGGAGTAAAGATTTTCTGACGATAGTAACGAGGCATAGCAACTTTGTGGCCATCTAATTTGCTGACATACATAACTGATATGTCGGCGCGATGGTAGCCAGTCGCTTTAGATATGTAACTCTTTCCAAGACCTTTGGACATGAGCGAAAATTCAGGAGTTCTATCATCACGAAAGAACCTGCGGGTAAATGTTTGCTTGTCAAGGTACTTGACTGTGTAGGCGATGGAGTCAGATGAGACAGTTCCAACATGAACACTTCCAAAGTAATCATTCCCAGTTTTCCACGCAGAGTAGAACATTTCAGTGTCTGGGCAATTGAAAATAATTGCATGAAAGTGCGGACGCTGATTCTGACTGCCGTATTCTCCCACGGCGTAGTACTTGAGTTTGACATCAGGACAAAGTTTGCGGAGGCGTTTCATGTAATCTTGAAAATCCTTCTTTCGGAGTGTCATAAATCCATTTTTGGAAATAGGAACATACCGTGTATCATAAGTAAGGGTAACAAAGTGCGACGAGGTAGAAACCATGTCTTCTTGCATCATGCGGAAAACCCACTGGTTTACACGACGTAATTTGCAGGGGGGACAACGACCACAAGGAACAGGGATTCCCAAGTCTTTGAGTATAAAAGGACTGTCGCACATATCAAATAGAAGGTATGCCGTAACGAGGCAAGCGGCGAACCGCATTTACACGGTTAATCACATGGCAGAAAATATGGTCTTCATCTTCGGCAGTAACTGCAAAAATATCAGTACGAGGATTGCACTGAATGAAAGCAGAGTTCAAAGCGGGAGGCTCGGCAAATATTCGGCCAATGTTCCAGTACGCAAGTTCCTCACGCATCTTGCCAGTACATAAAGAGTTCTCGAATTTGTATTCAGAATAGCGGGGAATGTATCCGAAGATACCTTCGGGAGTAGTAGTATCAAGGTAAACCTCCTTGTTTCTAATCTCCTGCTCGCCGAGATTTGCGAATAGAGGCCAAGCATAATCCAGACGGTCAAAACGGGTAAACTTACGGTGAAGGCCTTGTGAGTAGGCAGTATCAGGAATCACCGAAATAATACCTATGATAAATCCATGCTCTTTGGCGTGGTACGAAAAATTATTGCCACCACCAACTGAGATGCCATGACCAGCCATGTTTCCAACAGGTTGCAAGTTTTCGGCATCTTGAGCAGTAGTAAGAACTTCGGAAATAACAACATTTTGGTGAGAGGAACCAATGAATTCAGGACGTTGAAGTCTCGCATCGTCAGACCTTTGGAAAAAGTGCGCAAAGATTGATTCGACATAACGAGTACCAGCACGAGCATTTTTCTCAAGCCACTCCTGGACCCGAAAAGCACGGCGAAGGGAGTTGATGTCAACAGCGTCAGAGTTTACGTCAACAGTAAGAGTACCATTCGGATCATAGGCAGCGGGAGAACCGTCGGCATGCAAAGAGCCAGCATAAGGCACAGGTCCAGAAGCATGGGTAAGGTCACCAAGACCAGCCGGCCCAGTACCGTCAGGTTTCATTAAAAGACCGGGTTCATCGTTGGGAGTAAAGTCAACTTCAATACCATCCTGAAAAGTAAGAGGAATGCTAACAGCATCACCTTTTTGAGCATAGGGCAAGGCAGAAGTAAAATAATCATGTTCCCAAGCACGACGGTAAGGGGCTGCATCAAGGTCATTATTGTAACCATAGTTTGCAGAGTTATCACCATCAGACAAGGGAACAAAACGCTTGGCCTGTAAGTCTTGCTGACGGTAGTATTCATCCCAAATCATCCGGTAAGCAGCAACAGGAATAGGGGAAGCGGTAACGGTAGAGCCTGAACCAGTTTGTGTAGTAGGATAGCCGAGGTAATCGAAAACAGAACCCTCGGGAAGGTTAATGCCATCAGACAGGTCAATAAAAGGGGCTTCGGTTTCAATTTCACTCTCAATTTCTCCAGTGATGAACTTTTCCCAATTGTTCCAAAGTAATCGATTAGGAACGAAAAAGAACTCTGTCTTGACACGAACACGGTGCATGACGGGTGCTACAAGAGGAGCAAAACGAAGCATGACGTGCGGGGAAATACTAAAACGGTCGCCGGGCAAAACCTCGATACAAGAAATGGGGATGAGTTCACCCATACTGAATGAAGTCTTGACATCATGCGAAAGGTCAAAGCGGTTAGTTGGCGGTTTTTTGACGGCGACGGAATTAAAAATGTTCTTTACCATTTTTAGAGAATTGTTTTAAAAGAGGGGTCGGAGCCGCAGCGATGGGCGACCTCGACCCCATCAAAGTGAAGAAAATTTGGTTAAAATTGTTTGAAAAAACTAAAGACGGATGCCACCACGCGGGATGCCATACGACCGAGAGAAACGAGAACGGCGGCGACCGCTGCCGCGTCTACGAGAGCGAAAACGAGAACGAGAACGAGAGAAACGCATAATAACATGAGTTTAGAAAGTGAAAGTTACTTTTTGAAATAGTCAATAATTGACTGAATATTGAAGTCACGGCCAGATTGGCCGGAATTGGAAAGAAAACGAGCAACAAACCGAGCCCACATTGGGTCGTTCGGTTGGATACCAGATTGGCGAAGGGCAATGTCCATTTCTTTTAGGATTCCTTCGCGTTCAAGCATGTAGATGTTTTCGCGGGTTTGGCGTATCTGCTCTTTTGTATGTTCATTGGTAGTACGAGCATTCACGCGTTGCTGTTGCATTGTAAGCATACGCTCGGCGGCTTCCTTTATTGTACTTGCGTTGAGAGCCGCTTCACGGGCATCACGATTCAAAGATATATCGGTATTGGTCTTAGCCTGACGAACGGCCTCCTTGAGGGCTTCGGCAGAGTATGCACGAAACTCGCTTGCGAATTCAAGGTCGAACTTGGTCTTGGCAGTACCTGCTTCAAGCGAGCCTATTTGTGCGCCACGTAATAAAGCGTCTTGAAGAATAACAGCATTCTGGGCTTTGAGGTTATCGACTTGAGCCTGTTTTATATCCAAGTCAGCAAAAGCAGAGACAAGGGAAAGGCCAAGCGGAGCAACAGCATTTCCCCATTCAGGGGTACGAAATTGGGGGGCTTGAACATCAGGAGTAGAAATAGCAGAGGCAGAGCCAGAGTCACCACGACCGTAGATTAGATGAGGATTAAGACCAGCATCTTGGAAACGTTTCATCTGGGATTGCGGAGAGTTATATTCGTTCTGCATATTCCAGAATTCGAGCGCGTCCTGTTTTTGGAGGGCGTACATCTCGCGCGAAAATCTGCGGGACTTGCGATTTTGATTGCCAGTAGAGTAAGCATTTATGGCGGCAGCACCAATGTCTCCCGCAACATTCCAGTATTCAGATTTATCAGGCATGGCTGAAAATTTAGGTAAAGGTGAATATTATATTTGAAACTACCAAGGGGTAGTGTCAATGGGCAATAATACATCAAGTATTTATTGCCATTTGGGTTGCGATTTGAAGACGGTGGAGCGGCTGGGAATCGCCTCCTTGCTCTTTGTTACGCTACGCTCTCGCATCGGGAGTCGGCTATTCCAAGGCCGAACCACTCGCCTC